TCGCCAGTCCCGCTGAGCGCGGGCACTGGGGGTCTGAGCACATAAAAGCCACCGGGCATGACCGCTGGATCGTGATCGACCAGCCGGACGACGACCCGCGCCAGCCTGCGGGAATGGCGTTCACGTGCCCGCGCTGCGGGATGACCTCAGGCAATCCCGACGACGAACGGGAAGGCTACTGCGTCGCCGCCGGGTTCTACTATGAGCTGCCGCCACGGGCCGGCGGAAGCTGAGCCCGAGCGCGCCCCTGTTGGCACTGATCAGCTCGTTCCGCCATCATCGCAGCCATGCCAACCGTCGAGCCGTGCCCAGGATCCTGCAACACCCGCTACCGGGAAGCCCGGGAAGCCTACGGGCAGGCCCTCGCCGCCTATGAACGGGACGGCATCCTCGATCCCGGCCAGTCCCGCCCGGAACCGCCCCTCATCCAGCCCGTCTACGGTGACCCGGCATGGTGCGGCCGGTGCGCCGCCCAGATCCGCGTGACCCTCGCCGAACTGGACGAGCTGGCCGCTCTCCTCGCCGCGACCGCTGACGGCCACCGGGCATCTTCCGACAGCGCCGAACGGGTGTCCAGCACCCCGGAAGCCATCTCCCCGTCCGGCGCGGCCGACGAGCTGAAAGACCTGATGGCGATGCTGTCCGGCTGGGAGGCCGCCTACCGGGAGCACATGCAATGGCCCGGGGCCGCGCGCCGCGGGTTCCTCGCGTCAGTGTCCACCTCGTGTATCGCGTGGCTCGTGCATCACCTCGACGGCATCCTGTCCTCTCCCATCGCCGCGGACTTCGGCGCCGAGGTGATGCAGTGGCACCGGGATTTCAGGCGGTCGGCGAAAGCGGGCGTGCGGAAACTGCGGAAGCCGATGCGCTGCCCCGGGTGCCGGTTGCTGACGCTCACCTGGGAGGAAGGTGACGACCGGGTGGAATGCGCCAACCCGGATTGTTACCGCGTCCTGTCGTATGCCGACTATGAGAACGAGGTGGCGGCACAGGCCGAGGCGATCACACCGGGCGGGCAGGGCAGCGAACCGCTCGCATCGTGAGTCCCGCGCGTCACGTTTGACCGGGGCGCTTGACACGTCATATTCTCTGCGTGGATCACTGTACCCACAGGCCCCCGGATTTCCGGGGGCTGTTTTTTTGTGCCCGCAGGGAGGTGACCGTGGACGGCCCTCTGCTCGACGTCAACGCTCTCCTCACCGCGAAGGAAGCGTCCGGGTACACGGGGCTGAAGGTCACCACCATCTGCAAGTGGCGTGAGCGCGGCCACCTGCCCGTGGCCACCGACGAGCACGGCGAAGAGATCCGCAACGCGAAGGGCCAGCGCCTCTACCGGCTGCTGGACATCGCCAAGGCCGAGCATGCGACCAGTGAGCGCGCGGAGAAGATGGCCCGGGGCCTTACCCGCCGCGCCTTTCCCGTCGCCGCCTGACGGATAGGGTCAGGCAGGCCATTCGGCCTCTCTCACCCTCGCCCGATCGGTTCCGCCATGCTGTTTCACGCTGCCCTCGTCGCGTTCATCTCCGTCCTGACCCTCCTCGGCTTCGGCGGCATCCTCGTCCTCACCGCGCACCTGACGAGACGCCCCTGAGCCGCGGGAGGCCCGGATGCGCGCGTCCCTCGCCTACCCGCTGCTGTGGATCGCCTGGATCGCCGCGTTCCTCGCGATCGAGCTGACCGCCCTGTGGTCCGGTCACCCGCAGTTCACGCTGTCGGACTACGTGTGGCGGCTTGAGCAGATCAACCGGGCCTGGACGTGCCTGCGGTTCTTCATCGCCGCGTTCTGCGTGTGGCTGTTCTTCCACATGGTGTTCCGGCTGTTCACCTAGCCCCCCGAACCTCATCCAGCGCGGCCCAGGCGGCTGCCAGCACGACGGGGAACCGCCCATGCCCAAGCCACTGAGCGCCCGCAAACGCGGCGCGGTACTGAAAGACATCAGGGCAGCGCGGGAGAACGGCACGTCAGCCGGCCAGATCGCCCGCGACCACGGGATAGCACGGTCCACCGTCACCAAACTCGCGGCCGACAACAACATCACGGATGCTTTCGAACGGTCGCAGACCGAAAAAGCCACGCGCGCGGCCGAAGCCGACTGCAAGGCCCTGCGCGCGCAGCTGAAGGTTGACCTGCTGCACGACGCGCAGCGGTTCCGCAAGCGCGCCTGGGAGAAGTATCAGGTCGTCGTCGGCACGCCCGAGGGCGCGGAGATCGTGACCCTGGACCTGCCGCCGCTGCCTGACGCCAGGGCCGCCTACACGGCGCTCGGCATCTCGGTGGACAAGAGCATCCGGCTTGAGCAGCACGACAGCGAGGACGGCGGCCTGAGCGCCGTGGACGCATGGCTGCGGGGGATGCTCGGCGAGGCCGGCGGCTAAGTGCCGCACATTGAGCCGCTCGCCGGGAAGGGCCTCGAATCGGTGCGGCTGGCGGATGCCCGGATCAACCTGTGGGAAGGGTCCGTCCGGTCCTCCAAGACGGTTTCCAGCCTGATCCGGTGGCTGAAGTTCGTCCGCGAAGCACCCCCCGGCAATCTCCTGATGACCGGGAAGACGGAGCGGACCCTCAAGCGGAACATCATTGACCCGCTGGTGGAATGGCTCGGCCCGGCCCGGTGCCGGCTCGTCGCCGGATCAGGCGAGCTGTGGCTGCTGAACCGCCGTGTCTACGTCGCCGGCGCGAACGACGAGCGGGCACAGGAGAAGATCCGCGGCCTCACCCTCATCGGCGCCTACGTCGATGAGGTGTCCACGGTCCCGGAGTCGTTCTGGTCGATGCTGCTGTCCCGGCTGAGCCTCGACGGGGCGAAGGTTTTCGGCACGAGCAACCCTGATTCCCCGGCCCATTTCCTGATGCGCGACTATCTGTCCCGCGCGTCGCTGTGGCTGGATCATCACGGCAAGCTGCTCCGGTCGGCCGCTGATGACCGCCTTGACCTGGCCCGGTTCAGTTTCCGGCTGGCCGACAATCCGCACCTGTCCGCCGCCTACATCAAGGCGCTGTCGGCGGAGTTCACCGGGCTGTGGCGGAAGCGGTTCATTGAGGGCCTGTGGGTCGCCGCTGAAGGCGCGATCTATGACATGTGGGATGAGGACCGGCATGTCATCGACATCCCGCCGCCGATCACGCAATGGCTGGCCGTCGCCGCCGACTACGGCACCACGAACCCGTTCCACGCCATCCTGCTCGGGGTCGGCGCGGAGAACGACGAGCACGGCATGCGGCGGGACTGCCTGTACGGCGTCAGTGAGTGGCGCTGGGACTCGCGGCAGAAACACCGTCAGCTCACCGACTTGGAGTATTCGCGGCACCTGCGTGAATGGCTGACCACCGTCCGGTTCCCCGGCACCCGCCTGCACGGCCCCATCCCGGAGTACCTGATCATCGACCCGTCGGCGGCGTCGTTCAAGGTGCAGGCATTCCAGGACGGGTGGAACGTCGCGGACGGCGACAACGCGGTGCTTGACGGGATCAGGCTCGTGTCGTCGCTGCTGTCGGCCGGGCGCCTGAAGTTCTCCCGGTCAGGGTGTCCCGCGGTGATCGGGGAGTTTCCGTCGTACAGCTGGGACGACAAGGCGGCACGGAAAGGTGAGGACAAGCCGGTCAAGATCAACGACCATGGGCTCGACGCGACCCGCTACGGATGCGCGACAAGCCGCAGCCTGTGGCACTCGCGGATACCGCTCGCGGCCTGACCAACCCGGTGCCGTACCAAAATAGCGCGCCTACAGCCTAACGCCCTGACCTGCGGCTCCCTTGATCGTTCTTACCGTCGCTCACCGGCCGGATAGTCTGGCCAACTTGAGGGTCTACCAAAATGAAGCCTCCGCTTATCGTCGCGGGTGAGCCCGAGTTTCACTGCTGGTGCGCCGTCTGCCAGCTACCCTCCCGCGTCCGTGTCCCGCTCCATCACCGCACCACGGCAGGCCCCGTCGTGAACGTGCTGGAGGTCTGCCCCGGCTGCGGAACCGGCCACGACCGGCCATCCGTCACCGTCACGGACGCGCCCCGCGAGCGCCGCGCCGGTCATCCGCTGGCCAGGCTGGTCCGCGCGCTGCATGGCCGGGTGTGCGCCCGGAAGGGCCTGCGCCCGCTCGCCTGTGCGTTCGGGGACTGCCAGTGGCCGGGGCTCTACCGGCTTGAGCACACGGTGCCGGGCGAGGACGGGACCTGGCGCTACGTGTTCTGCCGCAAGGCACATCGGCGAGCGTGGGCGGAAGCGAACAGGCTCAGGGTCAGCGGCTAGACGTCACGGCCGCAGTCCGCACTGTCGGCACACCTCTCCAGCCCGGCGGGCGCGCTCGTGGGCTTCCGTCTCCCGGTAGACCGACACCGCCTCGTATGCGGCATGGAAGGCGACCATGGTCGGGCTGGCTTTCCCCAGGAGTGTCCGGGGATTCTTCGCGGACGCGAGGATCTTCCGGACAGCTAGGGTCGCGGCACCCATGGCCACCTGCTCGGGAGTCTCATCTGTCACGGCTGATCTGCCTCCGGGAACACTCGTCAAGTACATGGACAAAGTTTCTACGGGAGTACAGCCTCCACCGATAACCGGGAGGTGGCCACCCGGTGAGCATGCCTTTTGCCGATGACAGGCTCCGCATGCTCATGCCCACCACCAACCGCCCCTGGCCCCCACCGGAAATGAACCCGGTGACCTACCAATGGCGGCAGTGGAGCGCCTGGTGGACCGGGGAACCAGACCTGCTCCAGTGGACGTACTACAACCTCGGCGCCAACAGCCCGGTCGGCCGCGCGTTCTTCGCCACCACGGGCGAGCCGGGCCTGCCGATCCCGAAACCGGGCCAGTTCCGCGGCGGCCTGCTCGGCAGCATCTCCTACACCTTCTGGGGGAGCCCGATCCCGCCGGGTGAGAAGCGCACGAAGATGCACGTCCCGCTCGCCTCCGACATCGCCTCCACCAGCGCGGATCTCCTGTTCTCCAAGCCCCCCGTCATCACCGCCGCGAACCAGGCCAACCAGGCAGCCCTCGATGACCTGATGGGCGACAACACCCACGCGAAACTCCTGGAAGCGGCGGAGACCGCCTCGGCGATGGGCGGCGTGTTCATCCGTGTCGTGTGGGACACGGACGTCTCCGATGAGCCGATGCTGGACGTGGTGCCCGCGGATGCGGCGGTGCCGCTGTTCTCCTGCGGGAAGCTGCTCGCGGTCACCTTCTGGCGGGTGATCTCCGATGACGGCGCGGAAGTGGTGCGGCATCTGGAGATGCACGCGCCGGGCCAGAACGCCATCTTCCATTCCGTCTACGTCGGTGACCAGACCGACCTTGGCCGCGTCTACCCGCTGACGGACTTCCCGGAAACAGCGTCGTTCGCGCAGTACCTGTCCGAGGGCAACGCGATCCGTTTCCCGGACATGCCGCTCGACGCGAGCACGGTCGTGTACGTGCCGAACATGCTGCCCAACAAGATCTGGCGGGATCTCGGGCCCGCGGTGGCGCCGATGGGCCGGTCCGATTACTCCGGTGTCGAGACGCTGATGGACGGCCTCGATGAGGTCTACAGCTCGTGGCAGCGGGACCTGCGGCTCGCGAAGGCACGCCTGATCGTCCCGCAGCAGTACCTCGACAACATCGGCCGCGGCAAGGGTGCCGTCTTCGACCCGGACCGGCAGGTCTACAGCCCGATCAGCATGATGACTGCCGGCGGCGGCGGGACGAACGACATCATGGCGAACCAGTTCGCGATCCGCTTCCAGGAGCATCAGGCCACCGCCGACAACTACATCAACCGCATCGTCCAGGGCGCCGGTTACTCGGGGCAGACGTTCGGCGAGTACGACAGCCAGGGCGCAGCGATGACCGCGACGGAGATCCGGGCCCGCGAACGGCACACGCTGATCACCCGGCAGAAGAAAGTCCTGTACTGGCGGCCGGCCGTGAGGGACATCCTGTACGGGTGGCTCGCGGTGAAGCGGTGCATTTTCAACGACGCCACGATCACCCCGGAACGCCCCGAGGCCGAGTTCCCCGACGTGGTGCTCCCGGACCAGCTGGAGCTAGCGCAGACCGCGGCGGCCCTGTCCGGCGCGGACGCGGCCAGCAAGGAAACCCTCGTGCGGCTCGTTCACCCGGACTGGTCCGATGAGGAAGTCCGCGACGAAGTGAAGATGATCTACGCGGAGACGGGCCTCGACCTGGCCGGGCACGCGAAGATCATGCTGTCGCCGCCGATGGGCAGCACCGAGACGCTCGGTGAGGAAGTTCAGGAGCTCGCCGACCCGTCCGAGGCGCCGGCCGCGGCGGATCTGCCGGAAACCGGTGACCCTCAGATCGGGTAGGAGGCGGCATGGCCGCGGGTAAAGGCAGGACGCAGACGATCAAGTCGGGTGGCAGGCCGCCGATCCGTTTCCAGAAGGGCGGCCTGCACGAGTCGGTTGGCGTGGCGCAGGGCAAGCCGATCCCGAAGGCGAAGATGGACGCCGCGGCGGCGGGGAAGTTCGGGCCGAAAGCGGCCAAGCAGGCCGCGTTTGCGAAGAATGTGCTGGCCAAGGGCCAGAAGACGGCGGCGAAGAACCGGCGCAAGAGCAAGTAACCCACGGAAGGTGTGATCATCATGGCTATCGGTGACAGCGGCTCGCATGTCCCGTCCAGCGCTCCCGGCCAGGACAACCACGACAATTCGGCCCGGGTCGGCAAGCACGTCACCGGTTCCGGCCCGATGCCGGGCACCGGCGCGTCGGCTGGCCCCAGCGACCAGGCTGACAGCAACAGCAGCAAGTGACCATGAGCCCGGGTGAGGCACTGCCGGAGCCGCCGGGCAAGACGGTGCCGTCGATGGCTCCCGGTGCGAGCCTGCGGGACATGTCCGGTGACCTGCAAAGGCAGCGGGACCATGCGGACGCCTGCGTGACCGCGCCCCCCTCGGGCGGGTTCCCGCAGACGGTGGGCGGCAACCCGGACCCGCCCGCGGACCGGCAGACATCCGATGAGGACGACACGGGTGTCACGACCACCTCGCCGGGCCCGTATGAGCAGGCCACGAAGTTCATTGGTGGCGGCGCGGTGACGGGAGGGTACTGATGCCTGTTCTCATCTCAGCGGCCTGGCGTCCCAGCCGGAAGGGGAAGTGATGGCGGCGAAGAGGGCAGCGTCACGGGTCAGCCGTGTCCCGAAGCCCAAGGGTGAATCCCGCGACCCGGGCGGCAAGAACTCCAAAGCTGACCTGAGCGAGCACACCCGGGCGAAACCCGGCCAGCCGGGCGGCCCCGGGCCGACAAAGCCCGGCGGGAACACCCCGTTCCCGGCGAAGGGCCCGGGCCAGTCGTCGGTGCCGATGCGCTCCGGGCGCGGTGTCCGGGATCTGTCCCTCGCCGCGACCGGCATGAGCCTCTTCGACCGGGTCGACGCGGGGAACCGGAAGCTCGGCAGGAGGAACCGCACCTCCTGATGGACGAGGACACCGGGACCGCCGGATGGGTGTGCTCGTTCTGTGCGCGCGGCCAGTGCCACCGATGCCAGGACCGGCGCTGCACCTGCTGTGCCGGGGACGGGGAAGACTGAAATGGATCAGGGAGACCCTGCCCGCGATGCCGTCCATGAGGCGATCCAGGCCCATGCGCCGCGCGGTCAGGATGCGGTCCTGACCGGCTGGTCGCTGGTCGCCGAGTGGATGGACCATGACGGTGAACGCTGGCTGTCGAAAGCCCACGCTGCGTCAACGCCAACCTGGTCGGCGAACGGCATGCACCATGAAGCGCTGTATGGCGACT